AAACTTAACTCTTCATACTCAATATCTACACAATCTCCCTCATGACAAAATGGGCAAGCATTACTAATCACAAACTCATCGTAATCATACTCTGGGATTATCTCAGAATGGTCAAAACTTTCACCACAATGCCTACAAATTACCTCTAATGGCTTATACTCATACAAATATTTAGGTGGTTCATTATCAAAATTATACCAATTAGCATCAATATCCCCACCAATTCTCTTAATCTTAAAACCATATTCAGAAGATAACTTCTTAAGTTTTGCCATAAATTCCTCTATGTTATTACAATAAGGGATTTCAACACATACGTTAATTCCATTTTCATTAACGGAAGTACTATATTCAGAACAAATGTAACCACAAAGAGTTAAATCCTCCTTAAGCTCTTTAACCTTAAGAATATTAGCATCAGTAACTATAAATATAGAAGCTCTTTTAGGAATAAATCCTTCTAATTTATTTCGTAATTTATCATTTTCCATCTTTCGTAAATCTGAAGTTTTTAACCACTTCTCATATTCAGGATTTGGTCTTATAGTACTTCTATCAATTTCAACAAAATACATCCTTTATCACCTCCATAATTTCTGCTAATATAAGATACCTTTTTCACTATTAAAATACAATTGCTTACCATCAGAAGGATACACTTTTATTACAAACTCACAGTTAACCAAAATACTATTACCAGCAGGCAAATCAACATGATGTCTACATATATCCATAATACCAAATTCATGAAATGACATTTCAAGATTAAGCAAACCATCACTACACAACTTATTCAATTCTTCAAACAATATAATAGCCTTATCTTTAACTTCTCTAAGTATAACTTCTTCAGCAATATTATCAACTAACGTAAAAGAATATGGTATCCTAACCTCAATAATACCAATGTCTACATCATCTATTGTGCTCATTATTTACATCTCCTACTTTAAGTTTAGAACCACCCAACTTATTAACCTTTTTAATATCACTAATAAATTCATTCACATTATCACGATTGTTATAACAATCATACTTCTTAGCTACATCATAAACAGTCTCACCTCTCTTAACTTTATAATGAACAATCCAATATAACAAAGGTTCATCTTCATCAACCATCAAAACAATTGGGATATCTATACTCTTATTCAACATAATAACCATACTTAGGTCGTGGTTTTACAACCAAAGTAGCTATACATTTAAACTCAATCACATCATCATCATTTAATAAACAAAGATTGTAGTAAGGCACTGTTGCAAAATCAGTATGATCACAATACACATCAACATTAGCAGGCATGTCTTTTTCTACTTCTTTAAGAATTCTATCAACATTGCTTTCCATAATTTCCTGTACCATATTAGCATCAATTTCACCATTCTTAAACAAATCACGTTTCTTCAAAGTAAATGAATAAGGAACACCAAATACACGAACTATATCACAAAACATATCCATTCCTCCTTTACATCGATGCGTCTTGCGATTTCCTTCGACATCAATTCAGCTATATAGCCCTCATCAATTTCGATTTCTAACTTCACTTTCCTCAACCTCGCTTTCCGCTATAAGCATCCTTGTCATTAACTTACATTCATCGCATTTTATTACTTCTAGCTCCTTGTTGCAATTTAAAGGCTTATTGAAATATCCGCAGTGCTCTTCTTCTTTGCCGTTTAGCCCTAAACATGGACATTCACCACAGTAATCATCAGCAGGTATTTCCACTGTGAATTTTACTTTATTCATCCTTCCTCAACCTCCCTTTACTTGTTCTGCTCTTTTAGCCTTAGCTGACTGTGGCTTCATACCCAATCCCTTATACTAAAACGAATTAGAAACAATCTCTTTTTATCTAATAAATCTATAAATTTAGCATAATTATCTTTTGTAATTGGAATAACTGCAGAACAAGTATTAAAATCATTATCAATATAAATAGAGTCAAAACCCAAACCGTAAACATTTTGACTTTTAATTATGTCATTGGAAGACAAATCATGCACTTTAACATAAGCCTCTGCAATAACTTTACCTCTAGACCCATATTTAAATGCTCTTTTCCTTTTATTCTTCCTATCCCTATATTCCTGTAAAAACATTGGAAAGATAAGATATATAGCTAAACACAACAATATAAAACATAATACACTCATTAACGTTTCAACCATGTAAACCAACCTCCCTCAAAACATCATCTGTCAAAGACTCATATTCTATCTCTACACAATCTGAATGACCACAGTAAGGACATTCATTTTCAATATAAAGATCAATACCATCCCAATAGCTATGAAGTTCAGAATGGTCAAACTTAGCCCCACAATATTGACAGGTAACTTCCAATGGTTCATATTCAAATAAATATTCAGTAGTATCATAATAACCCCAATCAACATAATCTACAACATGTTGTACATCCGCATGTTTAACCACACCTTTGGAACACAAATCAAACAACAAATTAGTAAAAGCTTCCTTTTGTGTGTCATCCGTAAATGACACAGTCATATGAATCTCAATTAACCCATCCTTATTACCTTCATCAATAAAATCAAATTTATAACCATAAAATGTAAAATTCGTCTTATCAATGTTCTTCATATCCACTTTTTCTGGATTAATAAAAAGATATATTAAATGTTCACCAGTTCTAACAGGTATTTTCCTATCAATACTAACACCATAACTAGGATTTTCTCTTATTGAACTTCTATTGATACGAACAAAATATTTCACCTTAAACATCCTCCTCTATTTAATTTTTAATTTGCGCTTACTCTCAAACTCATTCTCAATTTCCATCCATAAATCAATTACAGCGTTTCTTAATTCCTCTTCTAAATTATCAGCCTCTACAATCTTAATAGCTTCCTTAAGTGAATTGCTTAACTTTCTACCATTCAACTCATATACAGAAGTGCCCAATGTAGACTTCAAAAACTGTAAGTTTTCCTTAATATCATCTATACCATAATCATAAATAATTGATATGGTAGCTCTATTGTATGGTTTCCATACTGATGACTTACATACTTCTATTTCAGTCTGAACTCCAACAACTTTCTTGACTTTCTTGCCCTTAATAGTTTTCTCCTCGGTAATCTTCTCAGAACCAACACAACGGAGTCTAAGACTGGAATAGAAACCAACTGCCTCACCACCTGGAGCCTTATACCGCTGTCCATAAGGGCCAGCATCCAAATTTTGCCTAACTTGATTGGAACACACCATAAGGAAGTTTTTCTCTCTCAATGTTCGACATGTTAACCTTAGTTGTTCACTAAATTCTTTAGCCCTACGCATGCCGTATTGGTCTTTACCATCAGCTTCCCATTCGGTAGTTAGAGCAGCCAAGCTATCTACAAACACACCATGTACCTTATCCTTAGGTTCTGGATTCCATTTTCTGACAGGTTCAAATACTTCAGCCACAGTAGCAGGAATATCATAGTCAGTCTCTTCAATATTTAAGCCAAATAACTTAGCAAATTGTTTATTCAGACGAGCCTCTGGATCACGAAACATAATCTGCCCACCTTGCCTAACTACATTTCCTGCTATTTCGCAAAGCAGGACGGTTTTACCCGTCCCGCTTGGCCCAAATATCTCTACAAGAATTCCGCTTGGGATACCACCCCCTCTAACCCTGCCACCACTAATAGCTAAATCAAGTAAAGTGGAACCTGTAGAGATCATCACCTCCTCATTGCCAGCAAATGGCTTAAGCTCTTCTAATTCCTGCATGCTATGTTCTTCTATTTGTTCACTCAATTTACGCCTACCCACCTAACTCATCCTTAGCATCAGCACAAGCATTCCATTCTATACAATCAGCACATTCTGGATATGATCCTTCATCCCTACCAAACTCATGTCCATATGGACACTTTCCATCAGCTACTGCAAGTTTAGGCTTAGACACAATAATCTTAGCCTTACGAGGTTCAACTTCTTCATCGTCTTCACCTTCATCAATTTCATCAACCACTTCATCGATTGCCTTATCCACATCAGTAACAGCATCATCTTCACTATCAAAGAATTTAGCCTCAATTTGTTCATATGGAAGCACAACCAATACTTCATCTAAATTAGGCACTTTGTCAAGAATGCTCTTATCATACTTCTTTTCTCTCTTCTCAAAATCAATTCTACTGGTATCTGCAAACTTATTCTTACCAAACTGCTCTTCAGTAAATCTAATTCTAAGAGTATACCCATCCTCTAAATCTGGAAAATTAGCATATTCTGGATTTTCCTCAAGCTCTGTACTAAGTTTATTCTGAAACAAGTGATCACTAATGTCCCAAACATAAGGCCTTTCCTCATAGTTCTTATTGTCTAAAGGAACAACTATATATAAATTACGTAAATATGTCTTTAATGCCTTAACAGAATCATCTCTCCAATCTTTACCTTCTTTCAATAACCTTTGTTTATACTCACATATTGGACAACGCTTACCAATACTTGTAGGACACACTAAAGGCATATTATTATATCCAATATTCCTATGAAGCTTAAATGGTCTCTTATACCACAAAGCTCCAGGAACAGCAATGCCTAATTCATCATCTCTATCTGGATGATTGGGATCAGTAACCACATATGGTAAAATATCAAGTTTAACTCTGCTACCAGGTTCCTCCTTAAATACATTAACACCCTTTGGTAATTTCAAATAACCATATTGACTTTTCTGACTCTTTTGTTTTTCAATATTAGCTCTTACCTTATCTGCAAAACTAATTTTCTTTTTTTCCATTTAAATAACCCTCCTTAATTTCTTTCTTTAAAACTTCTCCAATTGCCTTTACCCTACCCATGTGATACATTAAACTAAGTAGATAAAGGTAATATGGAAACACCAAAATTATACCACTAATTAACAAAACCCACAACAATAATCGCATCTAGTTCTCCTTTCCTATTTTAATCATTTTATTTATTTCCCTTTGCCTTTCTGCCTGTTTCTTCTCCCACTCCTCCGATAAATCCCTTGGTGTTTTAGGCCCTGCAAAATAAGACATACCTAACAACTTAACTAAATTCTCCAATGCTGACTTCTTCTGATCCATTGCTCTAACTGCAGCCTGCACCATCTCATACTCATATTTTGCTTCAATGTACTCTTTATTTGCCTCCTCATACTCTGGTTGAAGTAAGATAGTATTCTCAAGTGCAGTTTCGGTAATTTTAGACAACCCATATTTCTCTGGATTAGATCGTATTTCCTTGTCAAGTTTAGCTTTAAGTACATCTAACCTCTCCGATGCTAAATCCAATGCTTTTTTAGCATGAGCCATATGAGCACAATATCTCATCATTAACATTGGTTGCATTTTCCATTCCAAATCCAATGCAGTTTCATCAATATTGATATCCTGTTCATAATTTAAATCCACTTCTTTCACCTCCGTTAACACCCAGGGTATGGTAGAAGTTCCTTATTACCAACATATTTACTAATGTCTTTGTAGACCCAACATATCCAAGTGTTGCCATCATATTGACTTGGAAAATAAATCTTGTCTTTATCTTCAGCCACAAACCTGGGCATGTGTGGCCCTCCAAAAGCAGTATTAAATTCAACATCTAAAATAGGATGATTTAAGTCAATTTCTATAGACGCTTCCACTTCATCTTCATCAGCCCAACCAGGATAAGAAACAGGCCCTAAATCTTCATCTTCTTTGAGAGGTTGATATATTATCCTACCATTCTCAAAATCAAATCCTTTATTTTTTAATTCCTCCCTTAAAGTAGCCATTTTTAAACCTCCTAAAAGATATTATTTCCCCACCACACAAGTAATTATAACACACCATTAAATATTTGTCAAGTTCTTATTATGGTATAACATGCAAATACCAACTTAGGAAAACTGCCCCAAAATGGATCAATAAATTGCTCCATAACTATCCCAGCTTGATCA